TCTTTCAAGCATACCGTCCACCGTCACATCATATATCTCTCCCTGCACGAGAGTTTCTGGTGACATATTATACTGCATGATGATAGAAGGATACAGCGAAGTGGCGTCAAAACTTTCTACCCATTCATATTGACCAGGAACAGGCTCTTGCACATAGGCACCAGCAATACTTCTGCTTTGTTTCATGCTCTTTTGACCAAATACAACTTTCTGTTCCCACAGATGATTGTACAACAAGCAGTCCCAAGTCTTTACTGGCGAGGCCACGTCAGAATAGTTCATCTTAGCATCGTATGCCATAGTCAGACAAAGTTCAATCAATTTGAGTTTGTCTTCTAATTCATCAACAAGTACAGTATCTATGATGTTATATTCTACGAACAGATTCCAATCTTTCTCATAAAAATCTTTGAATGACTCATGAGGATTTTCTAGCTTTTTATGTCCAAGTTCGACTTCAGCGATGAAGTCTAGCTTATAAGATTCACGAGTAATATAAGTAAATTTCTTGTAGAGATTAAGATAATCAAGTTGAGCAATACCCCATATATCGTATCTCATATATTCACGATTGCCCATGGTAACAATCTTTTTGTTAATAAGATTGAAGGGACTAAATGCTTTTTTCATTTTCTCATCGAAGAGTTTGTCTACTCTAACAACAAGATACGGCATATCGAACAGTTCTATGTTCCAGCCAGTAACAACATCAGGAGGATTGTTTGCCCACCAATTACAGAATTGTTGCAATAAATCTTTTTCGTTTGAGCAATATCGATAATCTACATTCAGATGTTCAGTATGCTCAGTAGGAGTATATTCGCCGCAACCCCAAGTTATAATCTTTTTGGTGTATGCGTCTTGTACCGTAATCAATGTTACTTGTTCAAGAGGATTGAACACATCAGGAAAGCCATGTTCAGTTGTTGTCTCAATATCTAGTGAAAATATTTTGATTTGAGATTGATCCCACTGAATAGCTTCAGAAAACTTCTCTGTCAAATATTGATAGTTATATTGCGTTTGACCGTAAATAGGAAAGTTAGAAACATCAGAGTAGTTATCGACAAACTCAGAGGCTTCTTTGTTGGTGCTGAATTTTATTGGCGAAACAGATTCGCCTGTCATGGATCTGTATTCACTTGGCTTATCAGAATGAACAAACAGAGTAGGAGAGAATTCATCAGACTTTTGAATTCTGTTGCCTTTCTCGCTAATCCCTCTGTAAAGAATTTTGTTGCCGTAGTGTCTAGCGTAAGTGTAAAACATAATAACTCCCTATCATTTAGACTATCATACATGAAAGAGAGTTATTTGTCAAGTCTTTTATCATCCCTTGAAATTTCTGTCCAGTATCATTCCGTAGGTATTAACTGTTTTAGGCAAATTGAGGTTCTTTTTCAATTTCAATTTGTTTTTCTTAAATGGATTATAATTTACATGATGATGCCATCGTCCATATCTCCATACAACCCTAGCAACATCGGGATGCATATCTGCAAGCATCTGAGACTTATTGATTGTGCCATCTGTGTTATAGCCTTCCTCATTAATTGCCTCACTGTTTTCTGCATGATAGAACTCTGCTGTGTTACCACCAGCTACTGTTTGTGTTGCCATCTTACCTTGCATGAAGGCATTGAATTGCAGACATACATCACCGTCTTTCATTACTCGTAGACAGATATCAGTATCTTCGTTATATCTGCCACGCCATCTGTGTTTGCAGTCATTGCGAATTAACAGACAAGAATAGATTCTTGTGTTTGCTACAAATGGAGGATACGATTGATTCGGAGCAATGAAGAATCTGTATTGAGGTCCTGCAATATAAACATTCTCGTATCTGTCACAGAAATCTTCCATCACACGAAAACCAGTAGAACTCTCAAATCTGATTCTTTCGTTTTGATGCAAGCGATAGAAGTCTGATAGATTGTCGTCAAGTACCCAATGCCATGTTGCTCCCATACTGATAGAATGATCCCATGCCCAGTTTCTAGCACGGCCAGGACCATCTCCGTGATTAGAGAATGGAGCAACTAGCAATGTCACATAGTCACGAATACCAAAATTATCTAGTGCAGCCTCATACGGTGCTTCATCTTGTGGCTCAATGATTATGTAATGTGGAATCTTCATACGAGACAATGATCTTGAAGTAATCATTGTATCAGCACGACCTTTAGAAACAATGTACATAGGATGGCGCAAGGGCTTGGGTTCAGCCTCGTCTACCCATCTAAGTAACATGTTTTTAGTAACATTGAGTCGTGGATGCCAAGTCGAATTGGTCTTAGCTGTCAACTCTTGTCCAATAATCTTGGCAAACTTTTGATAATTCTCTTCATCTCTAAAATGAACGTGAATAGTTCTAAATGCAGGAGCATCGTTTTGTTCATATTCTGGCATATCAATCCAATGATCTTTCCATTTTGAATTGACATCAACAACCGCATCTTCTATCTCTATTTCTAGTTTAGAAGTATCTTTTACAGTGGTTTTTGGAATTAGAAGAGATTTGTCAATCTTTACTGTAGTTTCTTCATCTTCAAAGAGTTTTACTTCTGGCTCTGCGGGATAGTTTATAACTTTGGTCTTATAATCTATCATTTGTCCAATCAATTCACAAAATTCTGCCATGTCATCAACCTTGCGAAAATGAACATATAGAACTTTGTGAACACCAGCAACTTCTTCCCTAGTCTTAACTTTGGGAGGAAGTGGCACTGGAATTTCATCGCCAAAGAAGCGATCAAGTGACATAGTATAATCGTCATTTAATCGCACATCTTTTTCGAGATAATTATCGTATGCTGCTGATTCTTTTACATCTGGCTTCAATTTTTTCACCTACTAATAATAAATTAAATATCATCATAACATAAAGAAAAAGGAATGTCAAGTTATATCAATCGTTCAAAAACCCTATACGCACGTAGAGAGAAATCATGCCGATACTACACCTTCGGCAATAAGTCGTTGGCGATTCGCCAAGTGTTGAGCTTGCACATCGTCCTTAGACTGACCTTCGTACAGTACAGCATGACCTTCTTTGATCAGAATCTGACCTGCTAGGCAGTATCTGTCCTCTGCTGCATAGTACACTTCAAAGTCACCTAGAATACGACCGAACTTGCCTTTCATATCCTCGCCGTCTTTGGCTACACGAGTCTTCAGTACCGCAGTCTTACCGAGCAGAGATTTCAATCTAGCACCGGCTGCTTTACCAAACTTCTTTTCAACCTTATCTCTGGTGCGAGACTCAGGTGTGTCGATACCCATGATACGGACACGCTCATCCTTTAACCAGATGCCAAATCCGAGATCGATGTCAACGTCTACGGTATCCCCGTCCACTACTCTGCGGATTGTTGCTCTGTATTCGTACATGATTTATCCTGTAATGATTTGCTTGGGTGGAGCTTTTGCGATGTTATCGTCTGGCACTACTAGACCGCTGCCGTATCGTTGGTTATACGCATTAAGCAGGTCTGTACTAGGGGTGAACACAGATACTACATGAGCAGGCATGATTGGTACTACATGACCTTTCGCATAAGGAGCGTAAGGAGTGAGGCCGAGCACAAATTCGTTCTCATTCTCCGGTTTGGGACGCATCATAATATAACATGGTTTTTCAATTTGAATCATTCGACCTGCCTCTAGAGTTACCTCAGTGACAGCACCAATGATGTCTTCTCCCGAAGAGAGTTTAATAATTTGTACATCGGCCATAATAATATCCTATTTTATTTCACTTTGATTTCTTTCGGTTTCTTCTCTTCAGGAATGATTCGTATCAGAGAAATATTCAACATACCATCAACGAAGTCTGCACCAGTTACTTCAACATCTTCCATCAGTGCGAAAGTGCGTGTGAAGTTTCGTGCTGCAATGCCTTTGTGATAGTATTCTTTTTTGTCTTCTCCACGATCTTGAACACCTTGTACAACGAGTTTCTTGCCTTCAGGTACTATGTGAATGTTGAATTCATCCTTAGTAAATCCTGCCGCAGCAATCTCGATGACAAACTCTTCATCGCTTGTTTTGACAATGTTATATGGGGGATAGTTGCTTGCGATCTCGGAAACATTTTCCAAGTTATTGAACATTCTATCAAAGCCCACTGTGAATGGACGAACATTGTCTAAGATTTCGGCCATGTCGGCCACATTGAACTTACGAGTTACCATTTTACTTCTCCTATTAAGCGAGTTTATGTGTGAGACCCTTTCGGCGTCTCGGGTGGTGCCAATAACAAGCCCGCTCTATCCTTAATATAGACTAGGTGGACTTCACTGACGACTTGCCATCAGCATTGTTATTTATACATCATTTAACTATAATACTAAACTTTTTTTGTGTTGTCAATAGTTTCTATTAACATTCCACCTAAATCATACTTATGCCATCTGTGAATAGCTGCTTTTTCA